AGCGTACTCAGCAGGTGTAAGAGCATTGATTGCCGCCTCTGGGAGATACCGCTCGCCAGTTGCTTTTGAACCCTGTGTGCTAGGTTTGCCACTCTTGGTTCTCCATTTCTGGTCAGTCCAATTCTTAAGGCTTTGCTGCGGGGCTTTCAATCTCGATAACCCCCGCCCTTTTGCTTGTACTTCATAGCAAGCATCTGAGCTTTACGGGCTGACCACTGCCCCGGCGATCCACCTTTACCACCAGCTTTTATGCTGTTGAACAATGCTTTACGCATCCCTGGTTTGGTGTAATTGCCAGCTTCATTCACACGGGATTCACCGCCTTTGGAAAACGCCTTGAAATCGGTGTCATCCCGCCTAGCTTTGGTAACCGGCTTGGGCATCTTGGAGGCGCGAATCGCCCCCATCCCGCGTGAGGCCATCATGTCAGCACTTCCCGCCGTAGTTCATCTTCTTGACTTTACCGCCTTTTTTCATGCCACCAGCCATCTTAATCATCGTGCCCTTGGTTTTACCCTTGGTAGCAACACCATCACGGCTAGGAGCTGCGGTCTTCACTGCACCCATTTTGCTTGCGGCCATACCGCCCATGTTCATCTTTTTCATCGTAAATTCCTTTCCAACGGATTGAGGGACATCAACTTTCTTTGCGAACTTTGGATTGTTCGCTACTGCCTGCATGAACTTTTCTTGCTTTTTACTTACCGTAGGCATCAGTACATCTTCCCACGGGTCTTACCGCGCATAGCGATACCATCGCCACGCTTAGAGGCTGAACCTACTTTGCCACCTTTTTTAGCGGTAAAAGTCTCAGCTTCTTCCATCTCAAACTCAGCTTTTTTAGGTTTGGGTTTGGGTTTGGGTCTTGGCGCGGGTTTTTTGGGCTTATTTAGGTCTGGCTCATATTTGGATGAGTCCATGTCCGGGGGGCTGGGTATATTTTTATTTGTTGACATCTTCATCATCCTTTTTTGGCGAGGGCATCAATCTTTGCTTCAAGCCGTTCAAAGCCTGTATCAAAGCGCTCCATAATCTTTTCAAGGTCTTGCCTAACTTCTGCACGAGTGATGTGATCACGGGCTATTTCCTCCCGAGTTCGATTTAGCAGGATCTGGATACGCTTTTGTTCATCAGAAGAGTTCTTCAGCATGAACATCACCAGCCCCACTAAAAACGACGTGATTAAATTCCAAACCAGCGTACCCGTTTCCATTTAGCACTTCCATGCTCTCAAACTTTTATTTATACGGCTATTAGGATCACTAGCAGTTTTAGATGAAGTGAGCTTCTTCTTCATCCCTTCCATCCGCGCACAGAAAGACTTTTTCCTTGAGCCACCTTCTGGCTGAGGAGGTTTAAGCCCAGGCTTACCGGGATTAGCCGCGTTATATGAAGCTCTGCCTTTGGCGTTGAGTCCGCCTTTTTCAGATTTACCTTCTTTGCGCTGCCATGCTGGTGACTTAGCCATAGAAAATCACCATTGACGTAGTGTTTGTAACAGTGCCATGCAGCCCAACAGAAGCCAAAATACCTTCGCCGGGGAGTGGGATGATAGTGTATCCAGCGTTGGCTTTCGCCGCTGTGTTGACTGTTAATAAAACTGGACCTGTGGCGCTTCCATCACGAATAACGACAGACCCCGCATCAGTGCCATTTACTGCATAGATCGTTTTGATCCTTGCGCGTGGAACCGCCAAACTGTTTTGGTTTAAAAAATCCCCAGTCGAGGTTAGCGGTTGGGTCGCAAAGACATCATATTGCATGGATGCCATTTTGCGCTCCTATTAGCTAGGCGTTACAGCGTTGCTGCCGTCAGCATCAACCCAAGTGCTCGTTGCCAAAGCGCCGGTGGCGATCTTCAACTTGCTGTTGGTCGTGTCAAACACGATGGTACCTGCTACCTTGCCAGTTGTATTGATGGCGTTTGCAGCGGTGGCAATCACAGCAGCCGTAGCCGTGCGGAGTTGGATGTAACCGGCGGTCGCAACAACATTTCCGGTAAGGGTGCCGGTGACGTTGCCCGTGACGCTACCCGTAACTGCGCCTATGAACCCATTGTCAGATGTGACTGGGCCACTAAAGGTTGTATTTGCCATTAGATCCTCACATGCGATATCGGTGTATTAGTCTGCATGTCGTCAGCCGGGACTGTCTAATACACCGGGCTAACCCCGGAATACTGCTAGTATAAATAAAAAAGGGGGTTTTGCAACCCCCCTTCTTCGTACCGTTTAGGCTCCGGGCGAACCGAACATCCCAAGCGGATCAGACCAACCGAACGAATAACGCTCGCGGCTCTTGTAACGAACGTTGCCGGTGTCGAAGTCCCCGTCCATTCCCTGCGTAAGCGGGGCGCGAACAAAGTGCTTCATACCATTGGGCACGTCAGTCGTAAGGAACCAAGCGTCGGTATCCGTCAAGAAGTGGTTAATGGCATAACCCTCGGGGATTGAGCCATTGTTCTTCAAGGCGTTGATCGTGTTGTCTGCCGTGTCAACGCGCAGTTCCGTTTCCAGAATACGAGTTGCAACGAACTGCAATGCAGACGGGATGATCAGCTTCTTCGGCTTAGCTGCAATCAACAGACCACGTTCGTCAGTCCAAGCTGCAATCTGAATAACCGCTGCTTCCAACGATGTTTCAGAAAGGTCAGCCGCAACTGCGGGCGTATTGCTGTTGGTGCCACCAGAGATCAAAGGATGTGCTGTCGAGAACAGAGCAACTCCATCACCACCCGTGTAGGCAGAGTTAAAGCCGTTGTTAAGGACCGCAGCAGCTTTGGTCTGCTTGGTGTATGCCATAGCGCGAGCTAAGGACTTGGTGTAGCGATTAGCCAGACTGTCGTACAGGTTGTCCTCGATAGCCTCTTCGGTTAGCGAGAATCCTAAAACGATAGTCTCATGGACGTAACGAGCGGTCCAAGCTTCTTGCGCGTTATCGTAGGCCATCGCGCTGCCTTCATTCTTGACTGGTGCAGCCGAGAATCCAGACAGTTTGGTTTCCTCTTCAAACGAACGCTCGGAAGTCTCGGTTTCGTAGATTTCCTTGTGCTCTTCGCCGTAGGTAGCGTACTCAAGACCGAACAATGCGTTCAGGCCGGGGAGCAGCTCTTTCAGTAGTTGTGCGCGTGAAATAGCCATTTAGTTTCCCCTTTACGCAAGCGCAGTAGCGTACTGATAGCTATGCCAGCCTTGGTTCCACTTAACAAGCACTTCAGGATACCCAATAAAGGTAAACGAAGAACCTGCGGTAGAAGCCGTAAGCGTCTTAGCCACAGTAACGGTAGTGCCGTTAACATTGGTAACGTAGTTGTAGTTACCGACTTGTCCACCAGCCGAAGCTGCGGGACAAACAACTGCCATACCAGCTTGAAGGCCGGTGACAGCCGCATCTAAAGTGATTGTGGTGCTAGCAGAAGTGCCAGTACCGGTCACGCTATATGCAGTCTCGGGTACAACAGATACCACACGGAAGGGCAACGAATTGGTGGCAACGCGGACGTTACCTGTGCCATTCGATGGGCCATCACCAGACACAGCCATCTTAGAATTACCTGTAGTCGTGCTACCAGCAACGCCGGTAACTGCATACACGTTGGTTCCAATGAACGACTGGTTAGCGTAGCCAACCGTAGAAGCAGTGTTGCTTTCGCTGGAAGTCTGACCAACCATGACGACTTTAAACAGAGCAGACGGATCATCCACAACAAACGCGAGGATGTCATCAGCAGCAGTGCTAGCAGGATAGTACTGCGAGAACTGAAGTTGCTTAGTCGTTGGGTTAGTAAACTGACAGCCAACAAACACGCCAACTGCACCAGCAATCACCGAAGTGGGACTGGAAGCAGCAGAGTAGGACGTTAGAATCAAAGTTCCGTCTGTCTGAAGCTGTACTAGGTCTCCATAAAAGATATTAGTAGCGTAGCTTCTGGCAATCGGGAACTGTCGTGTTGCTCCAGCGTACGGTAGGCCATTAAGTTCATTAATGGCTTTAAAACCGTAGGGAGCGTCAACAGTGGGATAAGCCATTTTTGACCTCGTTTAAGTTAAATTCCTTTGCCAAACGATACCTTTGAACGCTTCTCAGCAAAGAGCGGCATTCTGGAATCGCTATCTCGCATAAAGTTGTTGTCTACAGCATCCATGTTGGCTTTGGCAACTTTGGTGAAGTGTTCGGTGCGTTGTTTAACGAACTCTTCAGGCATTTTGCAGAGCAACAATCCGTCAATCTCGATGTTGTCTTTAAACCGGCTGTTTTCATCGCGCATAAACATAAGGTTCGGTTGCTCTTCAACCCTTACCGGCTCCCAGCCTTCTCTGAGTTTGGCAGAGATATTCTTGGGATCAGCCTTACCAAGCGAGGAAACACGTACCCAGCGGGGTACATATCCAGGCATTGGATCGACTTCAGGTAGGACATCAGCACGTTTCCACTGCTTAGGGCGAGAAGCTTTTTCACGGTTCTCGACTTCTCTAGATAAACGATTTTCAGCCATTTGCACGCTCCAATTTCATCATTTCCTGCACATAACGTTCAGGGGTAATTCCCATCTTTTTAATGACATGAAGTTGGGATTGACTAAGTTTGACCTTTTTGGAGGTCGTACTGCGAGAAACAGGAGCTACAACTGTAGCTGGTCTTTCTGTCCGTGCCGTAGATGATCTTGTCTCAGTCTCAGCAGGTTCGTCCCCCCAGTCATACTCAGGGAACCTTCGGCGCATCGTTTTATCAACGATTTCCCAATACTCATCGCTGCCAACAAACTGATTACCACGATCTCGGATTAGTTTGCTGTTTAACCCAAGTGCTGCGGCAGTCATTTCATCGTCATTACCGAACCACGTATTTTGTCTACGCCAGCTTTCGGTTTTAGCGTCGAGTTTAGGCAGTTGCGCTAACTGTTGTGAAGAATCTACCACCGTTTCCTGGGTTTGTACAGGGGGTGGACGATAATTCTTTAAATTTTGTAGCTTATATGTTGCTTCATTAACTTTGCGTTGGGCTTCTAAAAGCTTTTCAGAATCCCCAGCCTCATAAGCATCTTTAAATTCTTTTTCAGCGGCTTGAAGTTCTAGTTGCGCTGCGCCAGTGGCGCTTTGAACAAAGTAACCCTCGTTTTCTGTAGCTTTTGACCGCAAAGTTTGAACTTCATTTTGCAATCGTTGGGCTACTTCTAATGCAGCTTGCTGTTCACGTAACGCACGTTCTTTCTCACGGCGTTCGTCGTGCCAGACCTTTTTCATCTGCTTGAGTTTTATTTTGACGGCCTCGTCATACTTATCAAGTTCGTCTTCCTCAAGCTCCTTAACTAGCTCTTTTGGTAACGGCTCCCGCCCACGATCCTCTGGGGGCGTATCGTCTTCAACTTCAATCTCAATATCAATATCAGTGTTGGCGTTCGCTTGTTCAGCCATTTTTAACCCCTTTATGCGCGACTAATGCCACGAGGATCTTCTACAACCCCCTCGACAGAGTCATCGTTAATGATGCGAAAGTCACGACCATGAATTTTTAGTCGTGTACCTGCGTGTGGACGTACCAATACAAAATCACCTACTTTGCAATACGGCCCAGACGGGAATCGCTTCTCATCTTTGTACGCATCCGGCCCCATCTTGATGACAAATAGCACCGTCGTTAGTAATTCTTCGTGGTGCATCGTAACATCGGCTTTAATCAAGCCGTTATCAAACCTATCTTCAATCTCAGGGATTGTGCATAAGATCCGATAACCTGATGGATCAGGAAGTTGTCGCGCTTTTTCTTCGGCGGTTTCAGGCAATACCGTCGCAGAGCCGCTTGTAGACCCTACTAGGAGTTCACTCATCGTAATCTTCCAACCTTTCTGCTGTGTCTGTCAGCATTCCAACTGCTATTGATAACCCACGAATAACTCCGCACTGAAAGCGGTAGTCTGCGTGGTCTTGCGCCAACCCTTGACCTAAAACAGTAGTCAAGCGTTCACGTTCTGCGTCAAATTTTTTAATGAGGTGGTGTAATACATCCACGTTTTCTCTCATTTCTTATCCTTTGACGGGGGTTTTTGTTGTTGGCTAGCCCTATTAAGTAGCTCTTTGCCTGTCTCTATACCCATCCGCATACCCTCTGATTGCTGACGAGCCGCTAGTTCACGTTGGGATGTAGATGCTTTTACCCCTACTTGAAGCCCAGCAATACGTTCTTGAGCAGCGATACGTTCACGCTCAATATCCAATTGGTCAGCCTTGGCAGCAGCATCGATAGCCATCTTCTGCTGTTTGAGTTGAACATCCTGCTGTTTAATCTCAAGTTCTTTCTGCTGCATCTGCACAATCGGGTCTTGCGCTGCTTGTTGAGCCTGTTTCTGAGCTGCTTCGTTCTTATTCTTTTGTAGAACTTGTTGCGCCGCAGCAGCAGCCAAGCGGGATATCTCAACTTCAGTAGACTCGTCCATCTCCTGGTTTGGTGCAGGGTATGGAACACCAGCAGCTTCTTCAATTTGTTTGCGGTATTCAAAGGCAATGTGCTCTTGAACGTGTGCGGCTAGTGCCGCTGCAATTTGCGAAGCTTGTGGACTCTGACCCACAATCTCCATGATTTTCGGATCTTGTATGGCAGACATATGGACTGTGATATGCGCTTGATGGTCCTGATAAATAAACGCTTTAACCGGTTTAGCCTGCAAGATGTCCATATTCTCAGACACAGGATCAGTCGGCTTCATATCGTCTTCTATCGGCACGAGCTTCTCAGCATTTTTAATGCCTAAAACTTGTAGCATCTGCCTGTGTAAGTATGGTAAGTCGTACAACTGTGGTGCTGTCTGCGCCAACTGCATAACCGCTTGATACTGCACCACCTTCTGACTCATTGTCGCTGCGTTCGGATCACTGACCGGAATTACATCGACGTTGTCGTAGTCTGACTTCTTGGCCCTCGGACGACCGTCCACTGGCTCATAGTCATATTTATCTGGCGTGTAATCTGCGATTATCTTCTTCAAGAGCCGGAACTCTTGCTTCATCGCATAGTGAATCCGAGCCTGAACTGCCGACATTACTTTCAGCGTACGCTCTAAAATAGCTAACGTAGTCCCAACTGGGGACTGAGCCGACATATCAGAGACTTTAAGATCCGCAGCGGACGCAAACCGACGACCTTCATCGACGATCTTATCCATGAGTGCAGCCAACACCTGCGACGGCTCCTTGTACGGAAGCGGCATGATGTTGTCTTTGAGCGCACCCGAGGCTATGTCCACATCGCGCCACTCAGCCGGAGCAAACGGTATGTCGTCACCTTTAGTACGCATTCCCTTGGTCTTAAACCCGCCAGGAAGATTAGATAACGTACCTGCATCGACAAGCTGTCGAAGAATTGACGTACCTGATTTGGCAAACCCCCCCACTAAATGGATAAGCCCAAAGGCGTAAAACCCAAAGCCTGGGACATACGGGTAATGGACAAAGTGCTGACGCTTTTGCCTCAATTCATCGTCGGGGTTCCAGTTGCGACGAATAGCTAATATCTTGCCGTTGGACTTCTCAATAGTCACAACATAAGGAACCGCAAGCCCAGTCTTTTTACCGTCTTCATCCTTGTCAGGAAACTCTGGAAGATCCAGATTGACGTGCATTTCTAGTAGTTTGTAACGAGAGTCAGTAGTAGCTCTGAACCCCATCTTTTCTGCAATTTTTTTCTCTACTTCATCAAGAGAATCGCTAGGTTCTTCAAGCTCTACATCAACGTAGAACCCACTCTCCATTAACCGTTCTAACTCATTTTTAGTCTTACGCATAACATGCGTAACACGCTCGGCAGTCTCAATATTCGCCGCACCGTATGGTACAACGAGATCATCAGCGGAGACATACATCGCCGTCTGTCTACCAAGTCCAGGGTCAAAGTATACTTTCTTGAACGCATTACCTGCCAGCCCCAGCCCCCACAGCATCTTCTCGTGCTCGGGCCTGTATTCAATCATCACGTCAGTGAGCTGGTGGTTCATATCTGCCTCAACCCTAGCGGCAGATTCTTTCTTCTCTTTAGTTTCTTCCCCAATAATTTTAGAGCGCACTGGCCCTTGAGCCGGGAAAGTCTCCATGATGGTCTCAGCCTGAAACTTCACCACAGCTTCCGTCAGCAGGGGGTGGTAAACCCCACAAGCTCCCGGCCAAGGTTCTGTCCGATCTTCAACTTTCAGCCCAAGCAGATCTAGCCCATCTACATAAGTCTGCATCCAGTCCTTGCGGGATGAGATGTCATCTTCAAAATCACTACACAAGTCACTAGCAAGTGTGGCTAGCTCCTTGGGGTCCATCTTTTCAGCTAGGTTGTCATTAAACTCGTCTTCTTCTTTTTCTTTCTCAATGACAATTTCTAATCCACCAAGTCCTAGTTTCACCGACTCGGGATCTTCAATCTCGATCTCAATTTCAGGACCGGCTTCAAAATTACCGGGCATACCCAAAGGTGCTTGGGTTAACGACTTATCGAAAAAGCTACTTGTAGCCATGATCTATCCTTAATAGTAGGCGTATTGGTTTTTACGCCTAAACATCATCGGTTCTTCAGGCTCATCGGACGGCAATCTAATAAACCCGCCGTTACGAAAACGCATCAAAGCCTGGGTCGTAGAGTCAACTAAGTCATCGTTTGTACCGCTGGGGAAGTCATTACACTCCTCCATAACTTCTTTAGCCCAACGTTTATCGGGCGCCCATACGATACCAGACGAAAATAAATCGGTTACTGAATTGACCCTAGCAATCTTATCCTGTCCTTTGCTTGGCGTGAACTCCTGTACAGGGATGCCCATACGTCGGATTTCTTGGTAAAGCGCAGACCCGTTGGACTTCTTCTCAACAATAAAAGTGTCTGGTTGCCATTCTTTGTATTCTTCAAACACCATCTTCTTTAATTCTGGGTACTCCATCCGCTTCTTAATAGCGTTAAGCAGTATGATATTGTAGTTGTTGACTTCTTCGTTAAAAAACACTCCCCACATAGTCAGGGCGTTGTAGTCAGCTCTATTATTAGCTTCTTGCGCTGCATCCAAAGACATAATGATGTATTCACACTGGGGAGGGTCATCTTTTTCCCAGATCTTCCACCATTCCCGTTTTATTAACGCACCTTCCTCAGCCGTTGGGTCCTGCATATACTGGGCCTGCCAGTATCGGGGGTCAAGTGAGGCTTTTTTGGCATTTAATTCTTCTACAGGCCAAAATTCAGGCCAAAGTGGGTTACCACTTGGCAAAATAGCAGGAAATTCTACGATTTCCCACTGTTCTGCGTCATCATTTTTAGACATATGGTTGATAACCTGACCGGTTAGATCAAGTTTTGACCATCTAGTCATCACAATAATAATAGCGCCCCCAGGCATAAGACGCTGAATAGGACCAGACTGAAACCACTCCCAAGCGGGAAGAAAAACGTCTGCTCTCCCTTGCTTAGCCTCTTGTTCGGAATGAGGATCGTCAATAATAAAAAGGTCAGCCCCCCTACCAGCAAGAGCACCCCCAACACCAATAGCAAAATATTCGCCATTAAAGTTAGTACCCCATCTAGAAGCTGATTTTGAATCTTGTTGTAGCTCAATCTGCGGGAAAATTTGCTTGTACGGGTCACTTGCCACCAAATTTCGCACTCTTCTACCGAAATTTACGGCTAAATCCGCCGTATGGGAAGCCATAATGACTTTTTTATGCGGGTATTTACCCAAAAACCATGCTGGAGCTAGATAAGAAATGAGTTCTGACTTGCCGTGGCGGGGTGCAATGTTCACAACTACCCGCTTTTTGACCCCATTGGCTATATCTTCAAAGATTTTAGCCAACCTTTTGTGATGTGGGCCTACTTTATAGCCTGGGTATACGTGGTCAGCAAAGGCTAATAGCTTCTTTTGCCCTAGCGATTGAGCTTGCTTTGACTCCCAAAACTCTAAATCTCGCAAAATCTCCCGTTTTTCGTCTGGAGATGCGTGAGGTAATAGTTTTCTAAGAGCCGCTATCTTTTGTGGCGTCAGTTTCAGTTGGTTCGACATCAATTACGTCTTGAGTATCAGCATATTTTGTCAGCCGCTCAAGCTTTTCTAGCTTAGCCAACAGATCTTTTTCAACCTGATCGATAGGTTTAATCTGCACCGTTAATTCTGATCGGCGCTTAAAGGCATCTACGCCATCTACTTCGCCTAATGCTTTCAATGCCGCAATAACATCCTTGGCACTTCCTGATTCTGTTTGTTCAACAAGCTTATTAACTACAAATATCTTTAGATCAGCTAGGTCTTTAACGATCATTTGATCGTATTGGGACACCATTCCAGCTAAATAAGCGAGCGTTTCATTCTTGTAATTACTAAATTGAATATGCGCTCTGGGGTCTTCAACCATTTGTTTAGCTAATACACGAGCTTGATCTTTATCTTGCTCGGTGGGGTGTATGGGTTTGCCTTGGAGATCTGATATAAGTTTTATAGTTCTCGCCCTGACTTCCAATTCTTCTTTTGGAGTCATGGGGGGTAGGGCTTCTGCTGCGTTGGCGGGCAGTGGGATATTGGGTTCTATGTCTAACATATATGTTGGCATAGGTTCGTAATGTAAACGTATGGTACCTAAAAGACAAGGGGGGTGTTTCTATATTTGAAAAATTATAAATCGTTTGTGCAAATTATGGGGTGTAGGGGTGTGCGAGCGACGCGGCCAATCCAGGGGGTGGGGGGCGGGTGGGGTTACCGTGGGATACGTGACAAAGGCCGTCGGCGTCGGTATAAGTAAAGTCATGGGAAACAGCCCATAACCCAAGTCAGAGGGAGTCTGACATGACAGGAGGCCATCATGGTCAAAGTCAGTAGCTTGCTCAAGCAAGCATTCAGGGCGGCAGCAAAGCCCTACAGGGTAGAGGTCATTGACCTCGAACGTGATCTCAAGATCACACACCGCGCTTGGACACAAGCGGACGCGATGGAGTGGATGCGGTGCTACGGCACCGACTTCGGCCCGCACATTGTGCGGATCACGACCCGAACGGGTCGGTTAGTAGCTAGCAGAGCAACGCTAGCGTAACGCAACGGAGGGCGGCGTTGCCGCCCTCCACAAGGAGAAAATGATGTCTGTAATTGACCGCTACGGAAAATTCGTAGCAATTGAGACCCATTATTACGGGTCTGCCATTTACCTACACGACGATGTCGTGTGGATAGTCTGCGGCGAAGGGGTTGACCCTCTTCACGCAGAAGCATTTGTCACACTTAACAAAGACTCTGCGTGGAGTCTTTGGGGGGAAATCAAAGAAAGCCTGGACTACGCAGTCCACGGCTAACTAAGCAGGGGCTTCGGCCCCTGCTCTTTTTTTTGGCCCACCATCTTTGATGCCAGTTATGTGTCCGTGCGCGTGCTGTGTGCGCGCGTCGCTAATTAAGGGTTCACGTTACCGTGAGATCCTAGACAACGTTATAGCGCAAGCGTATAAGTATAAGTACCGCGTCAGACGGATTCTGACATTCCAATCCCAAAGGGGAAACACTATGGCTAAAGCCATGAAAGTCGAGCAAGACTTAAAATTGCAGTCTTTAAGCGATGTCGGCTATCAACAAGGCAAGACTGAGTCGAACATCCTCAGCCTTACTCGCTTCGCTATGTCGAGAATTCCAACGCTCGGCGATCTTGACGCAAGTCGGGAAGACCAGATGAACAAAGAGCAACGCGATGAGCTTCGCTCTGGTTACATGGTCTACTTCAATGAGTCAGTCAAGCCGCCGCGCTACTTCAAAGTCGCCGACGGTAACCTAGTTGAAGCGCAAGACGACAGTGACTATCAAAGCTTTAAAGGCGAAAAGCGAAAGCTCGACGTTCATGGGGCTTTCGGTATCACGCAAGCCGCAATGAACGACATCAAGTCGAACGATAAAAATTGGTATCAACTAGTCCAAGAGTTACGTACTGACTTCAACGGTTACGCTAGTAACCGTATCGGCGACTTGATAAAGAAAGCAAAAGAGCTTCGACGCATTCAGCTAGGCTTCAAAAAAGAGCGAGTGCAAGCGAAAGTGTTTGGCATCTGGTTAGAGGAAACACTAGACGACATCCTAACTAGAGTACGCAACGCTGACGCTAGGGGTAACGATTCGACGGCGGATGTCGAATTGATCAAGCGCAAGATCGCGGCTTTCAAAGCGACTAACTAAACCAACGGCGAACCCGCAAGGGTTCGCCACAACAAAGGAAACATTATGTCCACTCAATTTCAAGATATAGTCAAAGCATATCTAAATCGTATAAAGTACGATATAAAGTCTGTAGCAGATAACATACAAACCGATTATCAATACGATATGGTTAGTAATCATCAATTAAGGCCAGACTATAGAATCTGTTTAATCATGGATACAAATAGAATCGTATCAAGACTAAATAGATTGTGTAGCGATATCGACCAATTGTCGGACAGCGTAGAGTAAGACTAGAGTAGCAAGGCGAAAGCCTTGCTACTCTTTTTTTGTGCCCATTGATGCCAGTTATTTTTCTGTGCGCGTGCTGTGCGAGCGTGCCGCTAATTAGCGATTAACGCCACCGTGAAATGCTGTACAACATCATCGGACAAGGGTATAAGTATTTCATCGGACACAATCCCGTGCCCGATGTTTTCTAGGATGACACTATGAATATCAAATCATTGCGCGATGCAGGGTATCAACAGGCCAAAATCAACAGCAACCTTGAAGATGTTGCAAGGTATGCAATGGCCTCGATTCCAACCTTGGGCAACCCTGACCTTTCCCGTGACGATCAGTTCACAAAAGAACAGCGCGATAAGCTTAGTGAAGGTTATATGCTTCACTATGGCGAAACAATTAAGCCTGAAAGATTGTTCGCAATTGTGGATGGCAACTATGTTGAAAAGTCTGCCAAGGAGATAGAAAAGCTGAACGTTGAAAAGTTCACGTTAAACGTGAACATGGCGTTTGCTGTAACCCAGCAAATGTTAAACGAGATGAAAACCTCAGACAAGGTCAGGTTTCAATTGATCCAAGGTTTGAGAACAGACACGAACGCCTACGTATCAAATCGCCTTGGTGATCTGATCAGCAAGGCTAAAAAGATTTGGAAAGAAAGGGCTGGCATAAAGGCTGAACGTGTCCAGGCTCTAGCCTTTGCAGAGTTTGAAAAGAAGGCTATGGACACCATGCTTGAACGTGTCCGTAACGCTGATGCCCGTGGCAATGACCCATCAGCCAATGTTGAATTGACCAAGCGTAGAATCGCAGCATACTGGTCGGTCAAGTAATCTTTCGGTGCTACCCTGCTTGCAGGGTAGCACTTTTTTTTGGCCTTGTCAATTGAAGCCAGTTATTTTTCTGTGGGCGCGCTGTGTGTGCGTGGCTATCTGAGATTTCATTTTAAATTGATGTACCCGACTATCTCTGATTTCATTTTAAAATCTTGTTTTTCGGGGTTACGTTCCGCTAAATAGCGATTCACGTTCGCGTGAATTTTATAACGTGGAACGTTGTTCGCCTTTTAAAATCAAGTACTTACAGCGTTACGTTCCAACGTTCCAGGTTTTTGAGGTATGAGGGGGGATCGCCGTTGAAGTCAGGCATCGGAACGTCCTCGGCAATTGCAAAACCCGTCCGCCCCTAATTTTGCTCAAAAGGGGACTTATACCCTAAAAAGCTGGAACGCGCCCCTCTACTACTATATATATTATAAATATACTCTTTTTTATTTAATTAAATCAATAACTTACAAACTCGCACGTCAACGTTCCAACGTTCTCAACCCCCCTTTTTTCCTTGGAACATGCAGAACGCTAATTGCCCCAAATCCTCTGCTGAAAAAAGTTAATTATAGTACTTGTGTTAGAACATAATTGTGGTATAATAATAATGTAGTACCGCAGTAGTTGTTGTCGCGTAGTTAGCGATTCACGCCCGCGTGAATCCACCCACAAACTCTTATCAGGTAAAACACTATGATCCGTTACATGCACTGCCGCGACTGCGGCCACGATCTGCTCGACCCCATCGACACCCACAACGGTTTCTGCTGGGACTGCCGCGAACTCAACAGCATCGAAGCACGCAAGCTCTGGTGCGTTGCCCCCATGCACAAATCCAACTACATGCTCATCACGAGCAAAGACCTGCTTGCAGGCCTCAACAACAAGGGTGGCCTTGTTAAATAACATTTAACTGGAGGATGAAATGAAGATCAAGGTAAACAAACTAACAGGGCTTGCCCTCGACTGGGCAGTAGCGAAATGCGCCGACTTGCCTTTCCCTTTTGCTTACGACGACTACGGGCGAGAGTATCCGGTGTCGCCTTCAACCTTGTGGATACAAGGTGGCCCGATCATCGAACGCGAGAGAATCGAACTCATACGCTGGGACGGCACATGGGGCGTGGAAGAAGGCACATGGGTTGCCAACATCCAGCACGAAGACAAGAGATTCGGCGGTGTGATGCGATCAGAAGGCCAAGGCACAACCCCTTTGATTGCCGCGATGAGATGCTATGTCGCAAGCAACTTGTGTGATCAGTTCACCAATGAGGTGGACGTGCCTGACGAGCTTCTTAAATAACATTTAACTGGAACGTGAAATGGAAACCAACACAATCAAATTCAACAGTGGGCGTAGCTACACCGAGCACGGCCAACGCATCGCCGCAAGGCAGATAACCCCAGAGATTGTCTACATGGTGGATGCCGACCGAGGTGTCTGTTACGCACTGCGTTGCGAGCTTGACCAGTACAACATCATGCACTGCTACGACAGGGCTGACGAGTACCGCGTGTATTGGCATCAGCTTGAGGGGTTCACCTACGACGACGAGTACAAACTGCGCGACGAGCTGACTGAAGTTGCACTGACCGCACCATCAAGGAGGAGTTAACAGCATGAGCAAGATCGAAGAGGCGTTGATTGAATACTTTGGCGAAAGATGCTCCGACTTTGAACCGGAGTGTGTCGTCTGCCAAGGTTGGTTGGAGTTTGATCAGTTGAAAGGGAACACAAACACTGAAGAGACAGGCAAGTGGATCGTCCTGAACTTCTTCCCGCATAGCCCGACATACATTTACGGCTTCTTCGACACTGAGGAAGAGGCGCGGAGCTATGCCGAAAAGAACGGCATGGCAGAAGGTGACAACGCATACAAGGTTCAGATGGTGATTAACGCCCACTACCAAGAACCAAGGAGGGAGCCGTGGGAATGAAAGGTATCGAAACGTGGGGGCAACTGAGCACCCGCAAGTATGAGCCTGCGTACGTAGCACCAGAAGAACTACAAAGGCTTGAGCGTGTTGCCGTCGGGAAGATATGCAGATGCAATGACTGCCTCTGTTGTGCTGAGTTAAAAGCAGATAAGGAGCAACCATGAGAAAGTACACAGGAGTAGTAATAGTCACGTATCAAATGCACGTAGAAGTAGAGGCATATGATAAGAACTCTGCTGAAGATAAAATGATAGATGAGTATCTTACAAATTCTCACACTGCTCACGGAGATATAGAAGTAAAATTCATAGATGCAAAGGAGGTAACGAGTGCGTGAAGTTCTAGTTGGTTGGGGTATGTTTTTTATTGCAGTCTGTTTAGTTCTACTTATTGGTCTTAATATCATTTAATACACACAGGAAAAGTTATCATGTTTAAGAAACCCGATTATCTAATTTCGTTGGCGACTGCCTCATTACTCATTAACGTGGAGGTGAAAGTCTGGTCAGCGACAAGACAAGATCGCTCTGTCTCTGATGAGATTACGTCAGCAAAGAACGCTGACCGTGAGGCTGGCAAGTTCATCCAGAACCTGCTTGCTGGTGATCCCCGTCACAAAAAGATTCTCATGCATCGTCAGTCTGTCTACAACTGGCTCAAGCGTTTGAGCTTCGACTGGGCTGGCAGTCAGCGACTGTTGCCAATGGCTCGCCTTGAAAAGACCAAGGCCGAGTACCGTGAGCTTGAGACTGAACATGCCAATCTTGTGGATGACTTTGTCGCACACTATCCCTCAATCGTTGCGCAGATGGCGTTCAGTCAGGGCACGATGTTTGACAAGACTTTGTATCCGTCTGAGCAGGAGGTACGGAATCGCTTCAGCATGAAGTTGTTTATCGCACCTGTGCCTGTTGCAGACTTCCGCTGTGCTGTGGCTCAAGAGATCATTGAGGATATGAATCAGTACTACTCACAACAAGCGAACGATCAGATCCACGAGATCATGGCCGCATCGTGTGAACAATTGTTGGACTACATCGAGAGGATCGCTCATGCCTGTTCAGAACCAGAGGAGGGCAAACGCAAGCCCAAGGTGTACGAGTCCACGATACAGGGGGCCAAGGAGCTGATTGATACCTTGGCGACATTTAACATCATTGATGATCCGAAGATCGAGGCGATCCGCAAGCAGGCTCGACAGGTGCTTGCGAACTATACCGCCGAAGACATCCGTGACTCAGAGGCTGTGAAGGCTACAGTTAAAGATGGCATGGATGACATCCTGTCGAAGTTTGGCATGAAGTTTTAATCAGCAGTTCACTCAACCATTAAACATTAATCACACAGGTAAACACTATGGCTACTATTACGACTTACCCCACCCTGACTATCGCTCAGACCACCGAAGCTATTGCCGCTATCGGCCAGACCAACACTGTCCTTGTCTTATCCGAGCCGGGCTGTGGCAAGACTTCTATCCTGCGTGGACTCGCTGAGATGTTCGGCGATCAGTGGCGCAAAGTGGGTGACTTCTTTGCAGATGACAAGTACGACTACATCTACATCGACGGCCCCAACAAAGAGATGATGGACTTGGCCGCAGCGATTCCCAATCACAGTACGCAGTCGATGGAGTACTACGTGTCGAGCCTGTTCAACTTGAACAACCCACGGCCCAAGGTGATCTTGGTTGACGAGGCGTTGAAGGTTCCCAAGCTCTTGCAACCCATCTATACCAGAATGTATTTGGAGAAAACAGTGGGTGACAAGCCACTGACCAAGGGATCGTACATATTCGCAACGAGCAACAACAGCAGTGATGGTGTCGGAGATGTACTGCCAGCTCACACGGCCAATCGCTTGACCATCGTCAAGATGCAGAAGCCTACTATGCAGGAGTGGCTGATCTGGGCGCAGGACAAAGACATTCACCCTGTCGTGAAAGCTACGGTAGCGGTCTACCCTCGGATGCTGAAGTCATATCTTGATCCAGATCAACAGGACAATCCGTACATCTTCCAGCCGAGCAAGCCACAACTTAGCTTTGTCTCGCCGCGTTCACTAGAGAAATGCGATGCCATCATCAAGGCTAAGTTGCCTGAGTCGGTGACACTCAGTTTGCTCTGCGGCACGATTGGCGAGCGGGGTGGCCGTGACATGGCTGCGTTCGTACAGATGGAGAGTAAGGTTGAGAAGTTTGACAACATCATCAAAGATCCGATGGGAATCAAGATGCCAGACGAGAACGACACAGCACCACTCTTGCTGATGATCTTCCAAGCTCTCGATCACATCGACTCGCAGGACAAGCTCAACAAGTTTCAGATGTTTGTTAACCGCATCAAGCAGGTTGAGATCCAGACTCTGTGGTTTGTGATCTTGCTTCGCTCAAAGCTGGCTCGACTGGCTCGCTACAACGAGACAGTCACCAAGTGGTCAATTGCTAACCATCACTTACTTGGCTAGCAATTCGCTAGCATTTCACGGGGGCATTGCCCCCTCTTTATCAGGAGAAAGCTATGAAAGAATCTCAAGCCGAGAGGCTTAAACGCAACCACATCTTCTTGATGAAACACGAGAAGACTATGTTGTTCTCAGGCATTATCGTCATGGGTAAGTCTGAAGTAAACGACAAGTGCAGGACTGCCTACACCGATGGCATCAACGTGGTCTATGGTGAGAAGTATCTTGAGAGATGCGACGAGCCACTGCTTCGCGCTACGATCATGCACGAGGTGGGTCACAAATTCCTGCGTCACATCAGCCACTACCAACATATCTTCAAAGAGAACAGTAGGCTTGCCAACTTTGCCGCAGACTTTGTCGTCAATGACATCATCGTACGTTGGAACACACCAGACATCCAGATCGGAGAGGGCTGGCTGTGGAATCCTATGTTCCGTGACTGGAATGTCGTGCAGGTTTACGACTATCTGAAGAAAGAACAGCAGAGGATCGACGACGAGCAGGAGCAGGAGCAAGGGCAAAGCGGGGGTGCTGGCGGCGAGGGAGGTGGTGGTCAGCCAGACCAAGATAGCGATTCACCTGATGATGAAGGCCAACTCAAAGGCAACAACGGACGCGAACCGACAGACATCGAAGAGATGCTGAGAGGTACGCAAGGTGAGATGGACGAGCATGACTTTGAGAAGGCAAGCGGGTATGACATCAAGAAGCTAGCCGAGAAGATCGACGGTGCGTTGCGTCAAGGTGGCATCCTCGCAGGTATCTTGGGCGGTGATAAACCGCGCAACATCGACAACTTGCTCGATCCCAAGATCGACTGGAAGGAAGTCTTACGCGAGTTCGTCAGCTCTTTATGTGTAGGTAAGCAAGAATATTCTTGGCGTAGATACAACCGTCGCATGGTCGCAAACGACATCTACATCCCAGTAGCGATGGGTGAGACTGTCGGTGAGATCGTGGTTGGTATCGACACGAGCGGGTCGATAGGTACTGAGGAACTGAACAAGTTCGCCACAGAACTGGTCTCTATCTGTGAGACGGTCGAGCCGGAGAAAGTCCGAGTGATTTGGTGGGACACAGAAGCACATGGCGAACAAGTGTTTCAGGGAAACTATGCAGGACTTCAGCACATGCTCAAGCCGATGGGCGGGGGTGGCACTAGGGTCTCATGCGTCAGTGAATACCTAGTTAAAGAGAACATCAATGCCGAGTGCGTCATTCTCTTCACCGATGGTCACGTCGAGCCCAACATCAAGTGGACTCACCAAGCACCTGTGCTATGGGTCATCACAGCCAACAAGGACTTAAACGTACCTGTCGGCAAGAAGGTTTTCATGGATGAATGATTACTAGAAAGCAATTACTGAAGGAACTTTTACCTGGGCTGAACGAGTTGTTCGGCCTGAAATATCGTCGCCTTAAACCAGGAGAAAACATGAACTATGCAGATGTAGTCCCTCGCAAGTCCCACGCGGACTTTGTGAACCCGTCTTTTGAAACCTTAGTCAGAAAATATTTTTATCAAACCGAACCTCCACGCTTAGAAACAGTGGTCAA